AAATATGTTGAGTGGATATGTAACAAGAGAATGAGAGCGATAGGTTTAGACCCTATATACGATGCACCTATTAGGAATAACCCACTACCTTGGACAGAGCATTGGATCTCATCTAAAGGTTTACAGGTTGCTCCACAAGAGACTGAGGTTGAGTCCTACGTAGTAGGTGGTATCAAACAAGACATGAAGAAAAATGCATTCAGTGGATTTAAGTTATAAACCTTGGCAGTATCTGACTGTTGATAACTTCTTATCCCCAGACAGATGGGAGGAGTTTCGGAGGTTAGCAGACATTGAGATGAAAGCGTACCATGAGAGGGATGGATTGACCCCCTCAGGTAAGTGGATACGTTGGGTGGATGAAGATATATTACCAGAGTCGAACGTTCTCCATAAAGAAATGGAAAGGTTCAGAGAACCTCCGAAGAATGTTAAGAAGATAATGCACTGGGCAGTATGTCCTCCAAATTATACTATGCCTATGCACTGTGACTACAGTGCTAGGTTTTTTACAGCAGTATATTATATCAATCCTATAGAGAGTTATGGTACCATACTGTGTAAGAATGATTCAGAGTACAATGATTTTGGTAAGTTACGTAATACTTCTTTTGACACGAATGAATATGAGATTGAGGTACCATGGAAGCAGAATAAAATTTTTTGTTTTAATAATTTACCTAAAGCATGGCACTACTATAAGGCAGGTGCAGAACCAAGAATAATCATACAATCTTTTTTCGTAGACCTAGATAAAATAGTAGAGGGTAAACCAGATTGGGATCATCTTATTGATATTGACCCTAAGTATTATTCATGAAACCACAATCAGCAAAAGCAAAGGGTAGGAAACTACAGCAGTGGGTCAGAGATCAACTAATAGAACATAGAGAGATACATCCAGAAGACATAGAGTCTAGAAGCATGGGTGCAGGTGGTGAAGACCTGATAATGGCACGAGATGCTAGACAAAAGTTTCCATACAGTATAGAATGTAAGAACCAAGAGAAGTTGAATATTTGGGATGCCTATACACAAGCACAGGCAAACTCAGGTGATCACGAACCCATAGTCTTCATCAAGAAGAATGGCAAGAAACCCTTGGCAGTTGTTGACGCAGAGCATTTTATTAATGGAACAGGAACTTAGACAAGTAGTGTTGCCAATAGTCATGCAATACTTCAAAAAATATCGTGGTAAGGAGGCAAATAATCGTGCTATATATGAATGTGCAGATCAATTAGTAGAAACATTATGCAAAAAATTATCAACGCTATCGCAATCGGATCAGGTGTAGTTACACTGGCAATAGTAGGTACAGGTGGATACCTTTATCTAAATAAAGATGCCTTGATAGAGAAGGTAAAGGGACAAGTAATGGAAGCAGTTTTACCATCCATAGGTGGCGGTATTACGGATGCAATTCCAGAGATGACAGGAGATGCAGTACCTACTCTACCAGAAATACCAGGTTTCTAATAAATGCTATCATCTAATTATCGTCTAAGGTTGGAGTCAATCTGTAAAGACATTGCCTCTGGCACGGAGGTAAGTATGACTGACATGATATGGGTGCAAAAATTAGCGAAAGCAAACACCTCTGCGAGAGGTATACTAAACAAGGCTCGTAGGATGGCAACCAATCCTGACGAGTCTTTTCTGAATAACTTGAATATAGGAGACCCCGATTCAAGTAATCACAAAAGGGGTTTCTTTAAACCAGAAGATGTGGTAGAATGGTTTCATCAAGAACGTTCAGATGATTGGAGGCAACGAGACTAATGATAGGACCTGGCGAATACATGGCAATGTTAAATGTCGTGGAAGCATGGAATGAAATCTCATGGGGAGATGCAATTCCTTTTACACTTGTTCTTATAGGTCTTTACTGGGTCAAGGTAAAGATAGATGCATCAGTTGGCATCAGTAAGAAACAAGGTAGACAACTCAAAAAAATTATTAGAGAAGCGATAGACGAGTCAGAAGTTTGTGACTGCTGTAAATGACCGACAATCTCCTACGTCGTAGAATAAACTACAATAGATTCAAAGAGGATGATGCTCCCTCTAGAGAAACTATAGAGAGTATTCTAAAGGAGGCAATCACATGTGCCCCATTTAAGGGGAGTTTTAAGTATGTCAATCTAGATGTATGGGGACCTGATCAAAAACAATTGAAGGATGACCTTGCTAAAGTGACGGGTGTAAAAGAATCTGGTATGAAGTGGTGGCAGAGTAAAGAACTACCTGTTGAAGAGTGGGAGGAGAAATTGGAACTTCACTACTCCCTTCATCCAGAAGATTTCAACAACCAAGTACGTGCACCATATGTTATAGCAGTTGTTGAGAACCCACATTACTTTGAACTAGGACCTAATCCTGATTACAAAACTGCAGCAAAAGAAAAGTCAGGGCATGATAATAAGAAGGCAGTCTATCTTAGGATAGGCACACTTGCATATGCACTTGCTATGTCTGCTAATAGACATGGTGTAGATGCATCATACTGTGGTTGTCTCAATATGAAACTTAATACTAAATTAAATAAGATATGTCTAGACTATCATGCAGATGGGAGAGATATACTATTTTTCTTAGGTTTAGGTTACTTTGATTTTGATGCAAAAGAACGTGGAGCAGCTAAGTCAGGTGGTTGGGAGAAAGTAGATGATGAGTGGATAGAACACTCTGGTGGTGGTAGATATAATATAAAAACCAGACAGAGAGAGGGACATAAAAAGAAAAAACCAGATTACAACACCATGGTTAGATGGAGATGATCGAAACAAATCTATTACATCGTAGAATCAACTACAGACAATTTAAAAAAGATGTCATCCCTCCTAAAGAGATGATAGAAAGTATTATAAAAGAAGCGATTGGTGTCACTCCGTTCAAAGGATCCTTCAAGTATGCAAACATTGATGTATATGGACCTGAACAAGAAGAAATCAAACATAATTTGATGCTCACATCGTCAACTGCTCAAGCTGGGTTACTCAGATATCAAAACAATAATCTAAGTGATGAGCAATGGGAGAGTAGAGTAAGGGATCATTATAAAGAACATCCAGAAGAGTTCAATACACAATTAGCAGCACCATATCTCATAGCTGTGGTGGAAAATCTAGATTATTATACCTACTCAGAGAACTTGGATCGTAGGGAAGTAAGTGCAGTGAAACCTATCTCAACTGGAGATGAAACTGCAAAGGCATTGATTAGAACCAAGTGTGATATAGATAATAGATTAGCAATCGCTGCCAGACTTGGTGCTTTAGGTTATGGACTATCACTCACTGCAAATAGACATGAAGTGGACGCATGTTTTTGTGGTTGTTTTGATAGGAAATTGAAAAGTAATCTCAATAGATTGTTATTGAATTACAGTGAAGATAATAGAAATGTTGTATACATTTTAGGTATGGGGTATTTTGATTTTGATGCACCTGAGGGAGGAAGGATGGGTGGATATGTGAAGTCAGAAGATGGTAATTATTTGGAGCATAATAGACACGGTGGTAACTACAATCTAAAAACGAGAGCAAGAGAAAAATATAAACATAGAAAACCTAAGTACGATGAATTTGTAGAGTGGAAATAAAAATTGGATAAAGGATATGATTGGCATGTCATAAGAGACATACCCCCTGCTCATGGCAGTGGTAAGGAACCTATGTATGGAAGCATGGGTAAGTCAACCAAACCAGATCCAAACCGTGAGGTAACATATCCATGTGTGATTCATGTAGTATGTCTTGACTCACACAACACCAGTTTCTTCTACAAAAGAGAAGACGGTACATACTACTGGCATCACAGTCGTAAGAATAAGGATGATGTTGAGGTAGATGCTGATGAATTACAGTTAGATTTACTTGGAGGCGATCCGATTCTTAGTAGGGATTATATAATGAAAGCAATTTTATAAATACATCAGAATTGTGTTTACATCATGACAGACTCAGCAAAGAAAGAACCAAAGAAAGGTATTATAAGTAAGATAAAAGAGGCAGCAGACGATAAGGAGGAACAGTTAGCGATACTTAGTACATTTGTACGACTTGGAATCTTAGTGTGGGCAGGTGGAATATTGACCCTTAATTATGTTACTATACCAGGTTGGGAACAAGATAAAATCGATCCAACTTTCATAGCTTCGGTCTTCACAGGAGTGACAGCTACCTTCGGAATTCAAGCAGGTGGTAAGAAGAATGGTAATGGTAGTCCGAGTGCTAACATAACTAAAAAAGATATGGAATCATTGATTGAGAAGGCAACAAACACAGCACCAGGTCAGACAATTAGAATTGAATCACCTGCATTGAAAATTGTAGAGGATAAGAAATGAATATCAAGTGGATATCAATTGGTGTAGTGGGTAGTCTTTTTGCTGTCTCACATCTTGGTATGATAGGTTACATTGCAAGTAGAAAACAAGAACCCAAGATGCCTAACTTGAATATACCTGTAGGTCCTTACACAACATACAAGGCACAGGTAACAGACGAAGGATATGCCATCACATATAGATCAAACGATCCTAAGACGATGTATATCACAAAGGACATCAAAGAAAAAGCAGGTTTCTTAGGACTATCAAACAACACAACTAAAGTTGTTGAAGAGTATGTCATGGATGGACAGACTAATCAAGGAGGACCTGTATCAAATCAGAGGTCTTGGATAGACTCACCACCTGGTCTTACTGATCAGCAAGCATCGGAGATAACTTCCATACGAAAAAGTGAAGCCTGTATCAAAGCAATTGGATCAGCAGAGGGCACAGGCAGACTCGTTGGTACCTCGATTGGTGCTAGTGCTGCCCCTGCTCTTAGTGGTATCCCCTTTATTGGTTGGGTTGCTGCTGGTTGGGTGGCAATGTTTGGTGGTAATCAGGGATCTGATATAGGTGGTAACATGGCAGAGGGATTAAATAAGAACTGTTAGTAAGTCCACACTCTGTTAGGCATTTATCACTAATTCTGGTACTATATAAAATATACTAGAATTTACAATCATGTCCCACTATACTGTAGGTTATCACGATAACTACAACGGACTACATGAAATTTGTGAGTATGCAGACGATGCATACCATGCCATCAAACAAGCAGAAGAAGATCTAACGGGATTTAATTCTCCACACAAAGCAGAGTATTGTATTAGAGAAGACTGATGGTCGTCTGGGGTGTCATCTGGATGCTTGTTATATTACTACTAGCAGTATCGTGGTACATCTACTATATACTTCGTATGTCATTCATGGAGATGAGCGATGGCGAAGATGCATCCACCAAGTCGGAAGA